ATGACTATGAGTTATGATGCAAAGATTAACTATGCCGATGTGTTTGGTACAGTAAAGATGTGGGATGCAATCGTGTATGATTATCTCATTAGACAGGACATTGTTGCTCCACCCAAAAATCATTCCAGAAAATCAGAACAGTATGCAGGTGCATATGTTAAAACTCCAATAATCGGTAAGCATGAATGGGTAATGTCTTTTGATTTAAACTCCCTGTATCCTCACTTAATTATGAATTATAATATCAGTCCAGAAACTCTTGTTGGATTCGATAATAGGATTAGTCTTGATAAATTATTAAATCAAGAAATTGATTTGTCTAATTTAAAGGAATCTAATAGAACCGTAACTCCGAATGGTGCGTTGTATCGTCGTGATAAACGAGGGTTCTTACCCACACTGATGGAGAAGATATATAACGAGAGAAAGATCTCAAAAACTAAGATGTTGGATGCCCAGCAACGTCGTGAACACGGTGAGAACACTGTCAATGAAATTTCCAAATATAACAATATCCAAATGGCGAAAAAGATTCAGTTGAACTCGGCATATGGTGCATTGGGAAATCAATGGTTCAGGTATTTTAATCTTCAGAATGCTGAGGCAATTACTACTGGTGGGCAATTAGCAATTCGTTGGATTGAAAATAAATTAAATGAATTCTTGAATCAAATTTGTGGCACAAATGATTATGATTATGTAATTGCTATCGATACTGACTCTGTATATTTGAGACTTGGTAAAATTGTCCAAGGTGCATACCAAGGCAAAACCCTGCCTGAGAAAGATAAGATTGTTGACTTTCTCGATGCCATTGCCAAGAAATCTATTGAACCTTTCATTGATAAGTCTTATGAAGAACTTGGCGAATATGTTAATGCATATGAACAGAAAATGCAAATGGGTCGTGAGTCCATTTCCGACAGTGGTATATGGACAGCAAAGAAACGTTATGCACTGAATGTATATGACAATGAGGGTGTTCGTTATGCGAAACCGAAGATGAAAGTAATGGGTCTTGAAATTGTTAAATCTTCAACCCCAGAAACAGTTCGCAATAAACTTAAAGAGTCTGTATCTATTATCTTGAACGGAACTGAAGGTGAATTACAACGTCTTGTGTATAAATATAGGGGAGAGTTTAAAAAGTTTGCACCAGAGGATATTTCATTCCCAAGAGGTATAAACGAATATAAGAAATATTTGACTCAAGAAAAGAGTATACCTATTCATGTGAAAGGTGCCATATTGTTTAATAAATTAATCAAACAACATGGACTGAATAATATAGAGTCAATTGATGCAGGTTCTAAAATTAAATTTATATATTTACTGACACCGAACAAACATCAACAAAATGTATTATCTTTTGTAACTGGAATTCCGCCTGAGTTTGATATGCAGGCATTGCTTGATTATGATACACAGTTTGAAAAAACATATCTCAAACCGTTAGAGGGAATTTTACACCCAATCGGATGGGACTGGGAACGAAAAAGCACTCTAGATTCATTCTTTTAATAGGAGTAAAAAGACTATGGCAAAATTGAACGTTAATGATATTGCAAATGAAAGTGCAGGTGACACTTTTGATGAGTTCACACAGAACTTTGCTAGCAATATCGAAAATCTAGGTGCAAGAAATGCATATGATAATCTCAAAGGTGATAAGGAATATGCCCTTGATGATGATGGTTATATCATAGGAGATGTTTGGAGTGAAACTATCGCATCCGAAATAATGGATTTGAATGGTTTTGTTGCAACAGTTGAACGATTAGAAGCATTAGTTATTGGAAGAGAATTGTTTGGAATGGGTTCATTAAGTCCAGACCACACTATTGTTGCAGAGAAAATAGGTGTAACTCCTAGTGATTTTCTTAAAATGTTCCCAAAATATCCAATTGTATATTATACAAGATGGGGTGGTATGAGAAAACCTTTTAATTTGCAAACTTTACTTGATAACCCAATTCGTTAATATCGCTTTACTTTTGTGTGAAAGTAGGGTATAATAGGTGTATATTAAATTAAATGATGGAGAAATTATATTATGAGTGGACTATTAGAACGTCTTAAGCAATCTGGGTCAATTAAATCAACCCAATTATCAAAGTCTGCGATATTCAATAAAAAAGATGTTATCCCAACATCAGTGCCAATGGTCAACGTTGCGTTATCTGGTCGAATGGATGGTGGATTGACCTCAGGTCTAACAGTTCTTGCTGGACCATCAAAGCATTTCAAAACGACATTCGGATTGTTGATGATGAAAGCATATCTTGATAAGTATCCAGAAGCAGTAGCAATGTTTTATGACTCTGAATTCGGAACACCTCAATCATTTTTTGACTCAATGAAAATAGACACCACTCGAGTGTTGCATATTCCTATTAAAAATATTGAAGAATTGAAGTTCGATATTATTAAGCAGTTTGATAACTTGGAGAAAGATGATAAGGTCTATGTAATGATTGACTCAATCGGAAACCTTGCATCGAAGAAAGAAATGGAAGATGCAATGGATTCTAAATCGGTTGCTGATATGACTCGGGCAAAACAACTGAAATCACTATTCCGAATGATAACTCCGTATCTTACATTAAAGGATATTCCTCTTGTTGCCGTGAACCACACGTATGCGACTCAAGAAATGTTTTCAAAACAAGTAGTTTCTGGTGGGACTGGAATTTATTATTCTAGTGATAATATTTGGATTATTGGTCGTCGTCAGTCTAAGAAAGGCACAGAGGTTGAAGGATATGACTTTATTATTAATGTTGAGAAATCAAGATTCGTTAAAGAGAAATCTAAAATCCCAATTTCTGTTACTTGGAAGGGTGGTATCAAAAAATATTCTGGACTATTAGATGTCGCACTTGATGGTGGGTTTGTTACTAAACCGTCAATGGGTTGGTATTCAAAAGTTGATATGAAAACAGGTGAAGTAGAACCTAAAAAGGTTCGTCAAGCAGATACCGATACAGGTGAGTTTTGGATTTCTATTGTATCGAATGAAAAATTCCAAGACTATCTAAGAGATAGATATGCAATAGGTTCTACCCCATTAATGAATGAGGAATTAGATTTAGAGGATACAAATGATTAATCCCGAAGATGGAGTATTTTACATCAGGACAAGAGATGGTTCTGAGTTTGGTGTTTATAATGTAGTGCTAGACCCATCCGATGTTAATAAAATATCATTTGCATTCGGTTCGGTTGATGAGAAAGTACAAGCATCGGACTATGCCAATGAAGTTCAAGAACTTGTTGATAAAGTAATGAATTCTGCCTTGCAAGAATATATTGCAAAAGAAGGGGATAAGTGAGTATTGAAACAACGATTCTATCGAATCTAATATACAATGAAGACTATGCACGTCGAGTAATTGTATTTCTAAAAGATGAATATTTCCAGTCAAGACCTGATAAAGTAGCATTCACTGAAATACAAAAATTCTACGCAAAATATAACAACGTTCCGTCTAAAGAAGCAATCAGTCTTGCCATTAATGAAAGGGAAGATTTAAGTTCTACTGATTTTGAAGAAACTTCTTCGATGGTCAATGCGTTAACTAGAGAAGATTCAAATGAACAGTGGTTACTTGATGAAACTGAAAAGTTCTGTAAAGACAAAGCAGTTTATAATGCCATTATGGAATCAATCAATATTATTGATGGTGATGATAAACAACTCAATGAAGGTTCAATTCCCGAGTTGTTATCGGATGCCCTCTCAGTGTCATTTGATACTCATATTGGTCATGACTTTCTTGATAATGCTGATGAACGTTTTGAGTTCTATCAACGCAAAGAAGAACGTATTCCATTTGATATTGAATATCTTAATGTTATTACAAAGGGTGGAATCCCTCGCAAAACATTAAACATATTAATGGCAGGAACTGGTGTTGGTAAAACAATCGGAATGTGTCATATGGCAGCATCCAATTTGACATTAGGTAAGAATGTATTATATATCACTTTGGAAATGGCAGAAGAAAGAATTGCTGAACGTATTGATGCCAACTTAATGGATATTGATGTTGACCGTCTTGCTGATATGTCTTATAGCAGATATCAGAAGAAGATTGATTCAATTCAATCTAAATCAAAGGGCAAATTAATCATTAAAGAGTATCCGACTGCGTGTGCTCACTGCGGACACCTTAGACATCTTCTTAAAGAACTATCTTTGAAGAAGAACTTCATTCCTGATATTATCTATGTGGACTATCTAAACATCTGTGCCTCACAACGTTTAAGTGGTCATAACGCAGTTAACAGTTACACCTACGTTAAGGCGATAGCAGAGGAACTACGAGGTCTAGCGGTCGAATTTAACGTCCCAATATGGTCTGCAACACAGGTTAATAGAGGTGGGTTTACATCATCAGATATGGGTCTAGAAGATACGTCTGAATCGTTCGGACTTCCTGCTACAGCAGATTTATTCCTTGCATTGATTCAAACTGAAGAATTATCCGAACTTAATCAGGTAATGGTCAAACAGTTGAAGAATCGGTATGGGGATGAAAACCTCAATAAACGATTTGTTATTGGTATTGATAAACCAAAGATGCGATGGTATGATGTTGAACAACATGCTCAAACTGATATTATTGGTAATGCCATAGTCGATGAAAAAGAGACAGTTCAATCCTCATTCGCCATATCCAAAGGCAAGAAACAGAAGGATGCCTTCAAAGGGTTTAAAGTGTAGGTCTTCATTATTATAAATATAATATGAAGTGCAGTATGAGTATTTACATGGAATCATTATATGAAATCTTTTAAGTCTTACCTCCAAGAAGAAAAATTAACACATTTAGAGCACGTAGAAGATGCCATATTCGACCATGGTGTATCTGGTGCTCAACAGGCAATAAGTCTTTTAGATGAAATTATTAATTCTCTAGGAGGTAACTCTACACGTTCAGTTAATGTACAGTCAAAGGTTGATGGTGCTCCAGCAGTCATTGCAGGAATCAATCCAGAGAATGGGAAGTTCTTTGTTGCAACCAAATCCTTATTCAATAAGACACCACTGATAAACTACACTAAAGCTGACATAAATAAGAACCACCCTTCTGGTCCAAATAGTAAACTACAAGCTGCTTTAAAGCACTTTCCTAAAATGGGATTGAAGGGGATTTATCAGGGTGACTTCATGTACACCCCTGAAGACTTAAAGAAAGAAACGATTGACGGAACAGAATATATTACGTTCACTCCGAACACTATCACGTATGCAGTGCCTACAGATTCGGATCTTGCAAAGACAATTCTAAAATCAAAGGCAGGAATTATTTGGCATACAACATATACAGGTGATACCATTGCAGAATTGTCTGCTAACTTTAAAGTAAATATGAGTGGATTCACCAAGCAAAAAGACGTATGGTTTACTGATACTGTTTTTAAAGATGCATCGGGAACTGCTACATTCACTAAATCGGAAATGAAATCTATTAGGCAACTATTGAAAGGTGCCTCTATTGAATTAAGAAAACTCGATAAAAAATCAATGGCTAAACTCTTTGGAAAAACTACTACTGCTAAATTCGTTAAGGTTTATATAAATTCCCAAATTAGAAAGGGTGAGAAATATACTAATCTCCGAAATGCTGTTGCTGGATTTATTGACTTTGTTTCTGCTGATTATAAAAAGAAGATTGATAAATTAAAAAGTGAAAAAGGTAAAAATAGAAAGCAGGCAGAACTTGATGCCATGCTCAAAGAATTCCGTTCTGGTAAAATGCCTGGAACATTTGCACATACTCTAGAATGGCATAATGCCGTTGTAGACATTAAGATGATGATTATTAAGAAATTAGAGAAGGTAAATTCCATTCCTGCATTTATTAAAACATCAACTGGATATAAGGTCACAGGTCCAGAAGGATTTGTTGCAGTGGACACGTTGTCCAATAAAGCGGTTAAACTCGTAGACCGATTAGAATTTTCACAGGCAAATTTTAATGCCATCAAATCCTGGGGAGGATAATGAAATCATTTAAAGAACAACTTCAAGATATAGAAGAAAGAGTAAAGGCATCAAATGCTACTAGAAAAAAGTTATCAAAGAAACTTGATAGACAGCATGCTGCAGATTTAAATTTAAAGGTCAAGAATGTTATCGGTGACCTAGATAACCTTGCTTGGAAATTAGAAAATCAAATTGACATCACTGGTCACGAAAATGAGGTTAAAACTGTAACTTCTCAAATTGATAAAATTATATCAGACTCTAAGAAATTGCAAAACGATCTTAAAAAAACAACAAAGGCACTAATGAAATAATTTCGCAATAAACTTATGTAGGAGAATGTCATGGGTGAGATTCCCGATGAAGGTAACTTAGAGATGGTTTTAAGGCAAGATAAAATTATGAAAGAAACATATATGGCAGAATTAGGTGAAGATTTTGAAACATACGATAATGGTGTATGTACAGGAGTGGTCAAATACCCAATACCAAAGGCGGAGAAGGAGAAATGAGTAGAGTATTAACATTTCAAGACTTCTGTGATATAATCGAAAAGAAAGAGAAGAAGGCAGGTTGTAAATGGTGTCATCTTCGCGATTATAAAGACGAATATGAGAAGTTCCAGTCATCTGATAAGATGAAGAAATACCGTGGAGAATTAAATAAATATAGACGTGACCATGGTGTTTATGGTAATAGGGATGGGATGGATGCATCCCATAAAGGTGGTAAGATTGTTGGATTTGAAAAGGCATCTGTTAACAGAGGTCGTGCAGAGAAAAGTAGACTGAAAGGGTCTACTCGAAAGAAGAGGGCATGAGGCATTTTAAAAACGATGAAGAACTAAAAGACTTTATGGAATATTTTAAGAATGTATTACCAGACCCAGAACATCATCCGATAAAGGTGATGTGGTTAATTAGATGGTGGAAAATGTTACAAGAACACAGAGCAAAGGATGAAGAAAAATGTTTAGCAGAGCAAGTAAACAACATCTCGATGAAGTCGACATGACACGTTGGCAACATTTTAAAAACGCAATAAGTATTGCATTTCGTATGGAGTTAGCAGCATGTGTAGTCGTTATTCATGCATTTTTTCCAGGCTGGTTTCAAACTTATGCTACAGATACGTGTAAAAGAATTGTATTAATGAAGGAATAGTACATGAAATCGTTTAAAGAATTTGAACCACTCGAAGATATCGATGAGGGTTTGATTGACATTGTTAAGATAGCTGCACTTTGGATTAAAAAGGTAGTCAGGAGAGGACTCAAAAAAGTATCTAATGTTATCAAGAAATCGTTTGGTGGATTGTCTTT